CCTTTTTTGACTTCGTTTCGTAGTTTTTCAATATTCATTATTAAACCCTAGATAATTCAAAATAACAGTCTGCAACAAGTTGTATAGCAAGATCGCCATATCGTTCTCTTACTTTGTCATATACTGTTTCAACATCTTTGCCAGAATTGATTAACTGCCGGGCAAAGTTTTGCACTTCCATTCGGAAACTTTTAGTGATTGGAGTATTCATTAGGCGGCTTCTTTCATTTCATTGCGATAGTTATATGGTTTATCCCATTTGCCACAGTTGATATCAATATAGAAATCATGATCAAAGTAATCAATCTGTGAATTACTATTGTTATAATAACCAGTTGATTTGATTGCTGCAAGTAAGTCACCAAAGAAACGTTTGATAACAGGATCAACAGCATGTTCCTCACACCAGTAAGGATTAACTTGATAGTTTCCAGTAGTAGAGCGAACCTGCTCACCACGGCGTTGTGCAATCGCACGATTATAAGCATTGATATCGCCGATGAAATCGAGTGGGCCGTTCCAAAGATTGACAACTAATGTACTGTGATTATCTACTGCAACAGTAACATCACGCCCACCAAAGCCGTATGATTTACAAACTGCTTTAACATTTTTAGCGATGATTTTTTTGCGGTCCTGAGAAATATACGCCATATTGTTAGTCCTTTTCGCTGATTACTACTTAGTTATAAACTGATTCGTTAGATTTGTCAACCTTTTTATGACATGATAACACAAAAAACACCAATAATAGTTGTAACAGTCATAATTTCTGATGTGATAGTCATAATTCCGTTTTTAAGTACATTCAACATTTTTAAAGTCCTCTTTGTCACTGTCTATACACTCTTTATATAGTGATTCGTTATATTTGTCAAGAAAAAAGCGCAACAAAAAATGCTGCGCTTTCAATAATCTATAAAATAGTTTATAGTAAGTTAGAGTGACATACCACCAAATGTATTCTTATCAACATCTTGTTTAACACCGCCAACTACATATGATGAAATTTCAGTCTCTTGTGGTGCAACTTGAACTTCTGCACCGGCAATCCACTTTTGTGTCCATGGCAAAGGATTTGCTTGCGGTGTTGTATATGGACATTTTAGACCTACAGCAGTCATACGCTTACAACAAATCCATTCAATATAATCACTTAATAATTGTGTGTTTAGACCAATCATTGATCCATCTTTGAATAGATAATTTGCCCATGCTTTTTCTTGTTCAACTGCATCAACAAACATTTGAATACATTCTGCTTCTGTTTCTTTAGCAATTTTAATATAGTCAGGATCATCTTTTGGTAGAAGTTTTAGAAGTGTTTGTGTTGAACCCAAATGTAGATTTTCGTCACGTGCAATCAACTTGATGATTTTAGCATTGCCTTCCATCTTCTTCAATTCTGCGAATGCCCAAGAACATGCAAATGAAACATAAAAGCGAACACCCTCAAGAATGTTGACACTCATAAGTGTTTTATAAAGTAGTTTCTTAATTTCATACTTATCAATGACAACCTTATTGCCATTAACAGTATGAGTGCCTTCGCCCAATAGATTAAAATATGATGTCATATCAATCAGTTGGTCATAACATTCTGAAATATCATCAGCACATTCCATGATTTCTTCAATATCCATCATGCCATCAAATACTTTAGATGGGTCAGAATATACATTACGAATGATGTGCGTGTATGAACGTGAGTGGATTGTTTCACTGAATGTCCAAGTTTGGATCCATGCTTCTAGTTCTGGAATAGTTACCAGTGGTCCAAATGCTTCTACTGGTGCGCGGCCTTGTACACTATCTAACAGAATTTGACGCTTTAGATTTGATGTAAAAATATGACGTTCATGGTCTGTAAGATTCTTAAAATCGTTTGAATCTTTAGTTACATCAACTTCTTCTGGACGCCAAAAGAACCCAAGTTGTTTGTCTGTTAGTTTATCAAACTGCTTATACTTTAACATATCATAACGTTGAATAGCAACGCCACCTGCAGGATCCATGAAGGCCAATGCTTTAGTATGATCTGTTTTGTTCTGTGAATTAAATACACTCATTTTATATACCCTTATTTAAATTACGCAACTATCACAATCATCATCATCTACTTGTGATATTGATAGTGGTTCGTCCATTAGTTTGTCAATGTCAATTTCGCCTTGGCCGTCGAATGTGTTAAAATAATACAATTGCTTGCCTCCATACTTATAGAACATAATAAGATGTTGGAGCATTGTAGACATTGGAATTTTTTCTTCATCATAAAACACAGGATTGTAACTTGTGTTTACTGAAATTCCTTGGTCAATATATTTCTGTAGAACTGCTACGATCTTTAGATACCCCTCAGGAGATGTTTGATCCCATAGCAATTCATATTTGTTTTTTAGTTTGTGGATTCCTGGCACAACTTGTTTTAGTACACCGTGCTTGGACTGTTTGATTGATACCAGTGAACGAGGCGGTTCAATGCCGTTAGTACTGTTACTAATTTGTGCAGAAGTTTCTGCTGGCATAAGGGCCATTAGTGTAGAGTTACGAATACCATATTCTTTCAAGTCAGCACGTAATCCAGCCCAATCTTGCCGTTCTTGATATACAACTAATTCATCTACATCAATTTTACGTGTATCAATTGGTAGAATACCACTGTGATATTTTGTTTCATCAGAACCTGTACAAGCACCTTGCTCTTTTGCAAGTTCAACACTTGCTTTAATCAGATAATAACTCCACGCTTCTGCCCATTCGTCAATCATATCCAAGTTTGGATCTGTATACGTCATATCATTCTTTGCCATCCAATATGCAAAGTTAATAATACCAACGCCAACAGGTCTACGCTTCAATGTAGATAATTCAGCGGCTAGTACTGGATAACGCTGATAATCAAGTAATGCATCAATGCCACGAACTGCTAAACGTCCAACACGTTCAAAATCAGTAAGTGTTTTGATATTACCCCAATTAATTGCTGCTAGTGTGCATAATGAAATCTCTCCGTCAGGATCATTTAGATTGTTTAATGGTCTAGTAGGAAGATTAATTTCTTGGCATAAATTTGATTGGCGAACTGGTGCAACCTCTTGAACAAATGAACTATGAGTATTAGCGTGATCCACATTCATAAGATAAATTCTACCAGTATTCTTACGTTCATTCATGAATGCTGAAAAAAGTTCACTTGCAGAAATAGATTTTTGTCTAATGGAACTATCGTTCTCGGCAAGTTCATACAACCGTTTAAATTCTTCCTGGTCATTAAAGAATGATTCATACAAACCTGGAACATCTGCTGGTGAGAATAATGTAATATCACCACCAGTCATTAGACGCTCGTACATAAGTTTGTTGAACTGGACACTATAATCTAGGTGACGAACCCGATTATCTTCTGTGCCTTTGTTGTTTTTTAGAACAAGTAAATCTTCTACTTCAAGGTGCCATAATGGATAATGTAGAGTTGCAGCGCCACCACGAACCCCGCCCTGTGAACATGATTTTACACTTGCTTGAAACATTTTATAGAATGGAATAACACCAGTGTGTGTTGCATCACCGTTTCGGATTGGCGAATTGATAGCACGAATACTACCAGCGCCAATGCCGATGCCTGCTTTTTGTGAAACATACTTCACAATAGCACCTGATGTTGCTGTTATTGAATCAAGAGAATCTCCTGTTTCGATAACAACACAACTACTAAATTGACGCTGTGGCGTTCTGACACCAGCCATTACAGGAGTTGGCAAACTAATATCAAAATTACTCACAGCATCATAGTAGTCTTTTACCCATTTCATACGAGTATCTTTTGGATAATTAGAAAAAAGAGTAGCAGCGATAAGGACATATGCAACTTGTGGTGTTTCATACAATTGCTTAGTTGCACGATTTTGCGCAAGATATTTGCCACGGAATTGTTCCATTCCCACATATGATATATTGAAATCTCTTTCATGCTTTACAAAGGCATTAATTCTTTCCCATTCATCATCATCATAAGAACCTAATAGTTCAGAATCATAAAATCCATCAGCGGTGTTTTTTTCTACTATCGCTTTTACATGCCACGGATCAAATGAACCGTATACTTCTTTGCGAATATGATAGTTAATCAGATTTCCAGCAACCCATTGATAATTTGGCGTGTCTTCACTAATCAAATCGGCTGCAGATTTAATCAATGTTTCTTGAATTTCTGCACTTGTTATACCATCATAAAACTGTATATGGGATTTAATTTCTACCTCACTGGGTGATACCCCAGCGATGCCATCACAAGCAAAAAATACGACCTTATGCATTTTATCAAGGTCTAATTCTTTTTTTGTGCCGTCCCGTTTTGCTACTTTAATTGTCATCTATTCATTTCTCCGAAATCGCAATGTATTTACACCTTTTAGACTTCACTTAATATCTATTGTTTATGTCCGCATCTTCCATACCGGCGACACGCAATTTTATTATATTACTAAGTTGAAAATGCTTTATTTCAAATCCCTTAGTAATTCCCTGAAACTTATTTCTCATAAGTGCTACCTGATTAATTAGTTCAGATATTGCAACAACTTCTGCCTCACCATCAGAATATTTTTCAGCATCCCTACTTGATAATGCTTTATTATAGTTTTCTAAGTATTTACGTAGATATTCACTCCGCTTTTTTCTTAGTTGTATATTTAGATGTTCTAGTATAGCCTCTAATTCTTGCAACTGCCCAAATCTATGTTCGACATATCCAGGCAGTTGCGTGGATGCTTTCTCAATATTACCTGTTACTTTTACTTCTTTTTTTGCTTCGGCAAGTTCGATTTCAAAGTGATCTAAAAAAGCAGGAATATTATTCCAATCAGCAACAACTTTACGATACCAACTCATCCGTCATACTCATCCCATTCATTATCCCATTCATCGTCAGTATCATCATCAACAAAATATCGGTCAAATGCTGTTTGTAGAATTTTATCATCATCTACCATTTCAAATATTTCGGTTTTTCTAATACCATGGTCATCCAATATTTTTATTAGACGTTCAGCAGATTCCATTTTTTCCTTTGCTGGAATAAAAGATTTAAGTGTATTCCAAACATCAAGTAATATCTCTGTATCGCCGGTTGCCATAAATTATCCTTCATATATTGCTGAGTTAGCACCATGTTCTGCACATTCAGCTTTAACACAGTAACATCTATTATCAGTTAGTTCACGAACTAGGTTATCTGCAAACTTAAATGCGTGTTCTGCAAACTTCTCTGCTCCAACACCATCAAACAGTGTAAGTTCTGCGAGACCTGCTGATTCTAGTTCAGTTAATTTATACAACATTGGATCAGCCCTGTCAACAACTACTTTGTGGTCAAAACTATCTTCCAACCATTTCTTTAGTGGCTTCAGCCCACCAAAATCCACTGCCCAATTACGATGGTCTAGATCATCGCACCCAAATGTAAATTTGAATGCGAGACTATACCCGTGTAAAAAACGACAGTGCGAATGGTCAGCATGTGGTTGCCTAAATACAGCAGAAAGACCAATATTATGCCCATAACACTTAGTAGAGTAGTACTTAGCCATTTCTAAACCTCATTAACTTCTGAGTTTTCATCAATGATTTCACCATTTGAATCAACTTCAAGTGGTTCGAGCCCATGTTCATCGGCATCTAAATCTTCGTTATTCCAATCATTGATCACAATGTCAAGTTTTTCATCTGTCCAGTTTTTACGGAATTCAATGATTTCGTCACCTGATTTGGTGACATATTGCAAACGATTGCCTTGCTTTACCAACAAACCTTTTGCTTCAAAAAATTCAATTAGTCCTGAGTAAGGTGACATTCCAGTTTCATATGGAATTTCTACTTGTACACTTTCAAATGGTTTTGAATACCGTGTTTTTACAACTTTACATGCAGCACGAATACCATGTACTTGTGATGTTTTGACTCCATTTGCATCAGTTTTCAATTTTAGTTTGCGCATAGCAATAACAATTGAAGATGCATAGATAAAGCCCTGACCGCCACTAATCTTATCATCTGGATCAAACATGTCCTGTGATGCATATGTATGATTTGTTGCAATCATACCGATATTAAAATCACCAAACATATT